ATATTGTAATTGAAGCAAAATTAAAAGAACAAGCAATATTTAATAGAGTAATTTAAAGACTTCCATAAAGATATTTGGAGAAGCCAAATATTGTTCGTATATTTACCCCAATAATAATCAAAAAATAAAAGTTATGTCAAAAATTAATGTAAACACTAAAAACAGTATTTTAATCAATAATAGATTATATATTACTGCTTTAAAAGCTCAAACAATTTCAAAAAAATTAAGTGAAGAATTTGTTAAAACAGGTAATAATATTAATCACCCTATAAAAGGACTTCATTATGAGTTTACGGGTAATTATTCAAGATCATAATTATGAATATTGTTCAAAAACGTTTTTTAGAAAAAGCAACATCTGAAGAGATTTTAGATTTTGCTAGTTGTCTTGATCAAGCTAGTAGAGCAGGAAAGACAGTTGAAGTAGTATACTCAGCACTAGAAACAATTAACTCAATACCCAGTATATCTCCATTACTAGCTATGCAAATAGCATGTGGGGATTGGGATGTCTAATTTAAAAAAATTAAAATATGTCAGAAAATTCAAAACCAATTACAATGGAAGAAATGCAATCTCTACATGATGAATGGTGGAATAGTTTATCCGAAGATGAAAAAATTAAACTATTTCAAGAACAAAAAGAAGCAGAAGATTACTTCTATAATCAAAAACAATCTAATAAAGATTTAAAATAATCTTACACTATTTTGCATAGCGATATTGCATTATAACGCGAAATTACGCGATTTAATACAATACTTACCATGTTATATAACACTATATAACTTTAATATAAAATTAATTATATACATTAGGACCAGTAGCTCAGTTGGATAGAGCATCTGCCTTCTAAGCAGACGGTCACAGGTTCGAATCCTGTCTGGTTCACTATTTCTTTAAGAATCATTTGGGTTTAGTATATTTATACCATATATTCAAGATTATATGGGACATTATGAAGATTTTTTTATTGAAATGACACAATCACTGGATGAGAGAGGTCTAAGAGGTAAGTTTGATTCTCAATTACAAAAGATGCAATATCAAGAAAAACATCAAAGTAAGGATATTAGAGATAAGTGGAGATATGCTTTTGAAAAAATTATAAGTGATAAAAATGCTTAATTTAGATAATCTGTTTAATTTATTTCCCCCTAAGGATGTTATTGAAAACAATGATGTTCATATTGATTTTACAGAATCCCCTACATATTATTTAGGTATGTGGAAAAAAATAATATTAAATCATATTAATTTTAATAAAAAAATCCTTCAATTTTTTAAAAAAACTAATGATGAGTTTGATATACAGGATGTAGCTGAAGCTGGTAGGCATGTTGTATTTAATAGAGCTTGGTATTATTTAAAAAGTATAGATATTAATGATAAAGCTCATTTAAAATCAATTAAAGATTATAAAGATGACTATTTAGAAACATCTTTAGAACTTGGGATAAAACACTTCCAAGAACTCGAAGAATATGAAAAATGTGCCCATATTCTTAAAGTATTAAAAACCTCCCAGAAATTTTAAATTTAAGTTTGGTTACCTCACTTATTCCCGGTACCTTGGAAATACGGGAATTTTGAAAAATTAGGAATGATTAGGGAAATAAGGGATGTAGAAATAAGGGTGGATAGGGAAATGGTTATTCGTATATTACATCATATTAATTAATTAAATAAAAGTCATGGATTTCAGAAATAAAGTACTAGTGGACAAAAGATTCACTCAAATTAAATCAAAAGTAAAAAATTTAGACCTTATGGTAGCTAGAGGTCAATCAACTCAGCAAGATTTTAGAAATGGTCTTAAAGATCTATATGAAACAGTTGAAGATCTTGAAACTCTAATTGAAAGAGAAACTCAAGAATTAAGAAACGGTTAAAATTAAAATAAAAGTTATGAAACTATCAGCAGAACAAATCCAATCAAATTGGGAAGAATTTCATTCTAATATAAAAAAATATATTAAGGGTGATAGGCAAACACAATTATTAGCATTTTATACTAAATTTCAAGATCGTCTTGTAATGATGCCTGCTTCACATAAAAAAGAGTACCACAATGCATTCCCAGGTGGATATATTGACCATGTAAATAGAGTGGTTAGATGTGCTCTTAAACAATATGAATTATGGAAAGAAGAAGGAGCAGATATTACTACTTTTACAGTTGAGGAATTAGTATTTTCCGCTATTAATCATGATTTAGGTAAAATGGGAGATGATACTCATGAATCTTATTTACCTCAGACTGATAAATGGAGAAAAGATAAATTGGGAGAAGATTATATGCATAATAAAGCAATTGCTTTTGCTGCTGTCCCAGATAGAGGTTTATTTTTACTCCAACAACACGACGTTAAATATACATTTAATGAAATGATAGCTATCCAAACACATGATGGTTTATATGATTCGGCAAATGAAAAATATTTAAAATCATATATGCCAGAAACTAAACCTAGAACTTCATTACCTTTTATATTACATCAAGCAGATATGATGGCCGCAAGAATAGAATTTGAAGTTGAATGGTTACCTAAGTTTAAAAATAACTTGGATGGGCAAGAAAAGAATTTTACATTAAATAGCAATAGCAAAAAATCTAATGTTAAAAACAAAGCTTTAGGTTCTATTCAAAGTGAAGGTTTAAAAAACATATTCGATAAATTATGATTATAACAGGTTCAACCATAGTTATTATACTTCTTTCAATAATTGTACTTCTTTTAGGGTTTACAACTCTTAATTTACTTAGAAAAAACGAAAAAGCAGAAGATATTGTTGTTGGTTATCTTACATATCTAGATCAAATATCTAGAGTAATTGAGGCAGCCGATATTAAAATCAAAAAAATAGATATCAAAGGTTCATTTGAGTCAGATGATGAGATAGGTTTTTTCTTCAAACAAATTAAAAAAGTACAAGAAATTCTAAATGAATTTCAATTGAAAAAATTTAAATAATGGATGAGATAATAAGAAGGCATAAAGCACAAAAACAAAGTAGAGTATATTTTACAAAAGAAACAGAAGCAGCGATTGTTAGTTACAATCGCTCCTCTGATCCCGACGAACGAAGTGATTTATATCAAAACCATATTCATTGGGCTTTTTATAAATTAACAGAAAATATAATTCATACATTTAAATTTTATTATACTGATGGGGTTGAAAATTTAGAAGATCTCCAACACGAAATAATTACATTTTTATTATCTAAAATACATAAATTTGATCCTACTAATGGGGCTAAAGCTTATTCTTATTTTGGTACTATTGTTAAAAGGTGGTTGATAGTTTATAATCAAAAAAATTATGGTAAAAAAATTAAAAATATTTCTATATCAGATTTAAACCACTATTCTCAATTAGATACTACAGACCCTTCTTTTATAACATCTAAAAGAGTTGAAGATGATGTTCAGAATGTTGTTAGTAACGAAGAATTTAGTAATACAACAGCATCTAAAATACCTAAAGAGTATAAATATGAAGATCGTTTATCCTTATTTGTTGATTATTATGTAGAATATTGTACAGATAGAATTTATGAATTATTCCCTAAAGGTAATGATGCTACTATAGCTGATGCAATTTTAGAATTATTTAGAAAAAGAGAAGCTATAGATGTTTTTAATAAAAAGGCACTTTATATTTACATACGTGAAATGGTTGATGTAAAAACTCCAAAAATAACTAAAATAGCAAATAAATTATATGGTATTTTTAAAGAAAAATATTTATTTTATTTAGATCACGGATATTTTCCTCCAAAATAGTTTTAAAAATATATATTTATAACCAAAAATTATGGGACAATTAGATTCATTAGTTTTTGGTAAAAAATCATTTTCCGATATACTGGAAGAAATTTACCAAAACCAAAAAAAGAGAGATGCTCAAGTAGTAGCATTAATATCCGAATTAAAACCATTAGTTCAAGAAATAGGTGATGCTACTCTTATAGTACCACTTATTAAAGAATATATGGAAATTGGTGTTAAAAATGATGATGCCTTAATTAAGATGGCAACTATAGTACAAAGAGTACTCCAAAATGAAGGAGACGGTGATACACTAGGTATCACAGATGAAGAAAAACAACAACTATTAGCTGAGATGGACAAACTTCAGCTAGATAAATAAGCATAAAAATGCCAAGATTATCAACAACTTTAGCATCCTTTTCACCTACAACTACAGCTCAATCTGTTAAATCTGGTGTTTTTGCAGCTAGAGTAAAATTTGCAATGGTAGATGATACTCAACAAAGTCAAGTATTTAAAGATTTTGGTGAGTGGAGTTCTATAGGCTGTGTTTTTTTTGATAGACTAAATCAACCTAACCCAAATCCACAATTTACATCTGATAATTTTGCAAGACCTTTATTTCCAAATAATTCTAATATACCACTACAAAATGAATTAGTGTATATTATGGCTTTACCAAATAGTAATGTTCAATCTGATGTTAATGAAGTGGCTTATTATTATTTTCAAGCAATTAATATATGGAATAGTACACACCACAATGCTATCCCAGATCCTATATATTCTAATACAAATCCAGAATCACAACAAGCAGACTATCAACAAACTGAAGCAGGATCAGTAAGAAGAGTAACAGACGGTGGAACCGAAATTGATTTAGGTGAAGATTTTAATGAAAAATTAGAAGTAAGAAATTTACAACCATATGCTGGAGATTTAATATATCAAGGTAGGTGGGGTCAAACTTTTAGATTTGGGTCTACATTACAAGATGCAAATATCCCAAATCCCTGGTCAAACGCAGGAGAAGATGGTGATCCTATTACTATTATTAAAAATGGTCAACATGAAGAAGATACAGATCCTTGGGTACCTCAAGTTGAAGATATAAATACAGATTTATCTAGTATTTATTTAACTTCTACACAAGAAATACCAATTGAAGTAGCTAGTAAAAGTTATAAATCTTATGATTCTTCCCCAGAAGCAACACCTATATTCCAAGGTGAACAAGTAATTATAAATTCTGGAAGGTTATTATTTAACTCAAAAACAGATAATATATTATTATCCTCATTTGATACTATTAATTTAAATTCTGTCAACAGTGTAAATATAGATACTCCAAAAACAATTATTCAATCCCCAGAAATATATTTGGGTGATAAAGGAGCAACTGAGCCTGTTATATTTGGAGATAAATTTTTAAATGACTTTCAAAGTTTACTAACATCATTAATTGGATTATGTGGAGCATTAGCTACTCCTATAGGATCAGGACCACCTTTTGTAATAAATGGTGCAATACCTGCTCCAGCAACAGAAACTCAAGTTAAAGCTCAAAATATGTTAAATAAAATAACATCATATAAATCTAAAGTAAGTAAAACTAAATAGATGTCAGCATTATCCAAACTTTTTGTAAAAACAATATCTAGAGTAATTAAAAATACTACTAAGTTTGAAATTGCTATTGATGATTTAATTTTAAAATTTCAGGATGCATGTCCTCCCAAAGATCAATTACTTCAAATTGTAAAACAGAAAAACCAAATACAAACAGCATTAGCTACAGTAATAGGAGCATTTTCTAAATTACAACAAACAGTAGATGTAACTACATCTATAGTAACAGCAGTGAGTGTTGCTGTAAAAGTAATAAAAGCATTACCAATACCAACATCATTCCCTCCAGGGGTAGGTATTCCTATAAATGTTATTACAATTCTATCAGATTCATTAGATAAATTAGGAGACTTAATATCCTCTGCTAAGGGTTCTTTAAAAATAGTACCAGGAGCTGCAAAAACAATAACACAAGCTTCTCAAAGAGTACTTGATAAATTAGCAGTATTAGATGGGGTTTTAAACAAATGTCTTGAAGAGTTATTAAATCAAGAAAATATGGAATGGGATCCAAATAAAGAATATGGTGATGGAGATGTTGTTACATTTGGTAATAACACAGGAGCTGGTAGTGGGTTTTGTTCATTAGGACCACAATATACAACTCAAGCTGAATGTGAGGCAGCTGGAGGAGTTTGGAATACGTTTGGAAATCCTGGTAGTGGGGGTGGAGTAAGTTATTATAAATCTTTAGGAGATGGTAATTTAAATAATGCACCTCTTCCTGCACAAGTCCCACCATTATGGACAGGTTCGGATATAACAGAAGCTAGAGATAACTTAGCTGAAGAAATAGGAAATGTAGCAGCTGAATCAGGTGTTAATGTAGATGTTAATTTAAATAAAGCTGATGAAGAAGCCTTACTTAATCAATTAAATGCTAATAGTAATGATCCTTATCTATACCAAAAAACAGGATTCCCAACTGCAGATTGGAGACTTATAATTGAAGTTAATGATAGAAATGATTTTCCTTTCCCTCAAAGAAGAATAAGGGCCCAAAACGAAAATACAGATGATACTAATCCTTATAAAGGTATTGTAGTATATAATATATTTGGTAAAAAATATTCATATAGTTTATCAGTAGAAGTATTAATTAATGAAGTTATATTCATAATTGAAAATTTAAATACTACATGGTATGAAAATAATAATATAAATGGATCATTAGGAACTACATCTTTAGATCCAACAACAACTAACGATTATTCTTTTAATTATGATACAGTAGCAGGAGACCCAAATGTATCTGATCCTAATTCAGACATAACATCTTCTGTACCTACATCATCAAATGATATTAATTTTATTCCTATTAGTTTTATTGCTGATGATTTAGTAACAAATGTAGCTGGAGTAGTTGAAACTAAAAGAATTGATATACCTACAAATACATCAAATCCTATTATTAACCAAATTCAAGGTAGAGTAGTAACAACTCAAATCTCACAATCTATAGATATAATTATAGATCCTGGAACATCAAGTTTAGGTTTTGGAAATGGTGTAGGGTTTGGTAATTTTACAAATAATCTTCAACCAACGGTAACAGCTAGATTTACACCAGATGTTATAAAAACTTGGAGTCCTAGTGTATATCCAAATTTAGAAAGATTTTCATTAACAGCTAATGATTCTGTTTTAGTACAAAGGTTTACTTATAACGAAATAGGAAATTATGTATTTAAATTAGAAGTTACAAATCAATCAAACATTAACATCAATGGCACAGGTAATGCTTACTTGCGTATAGTCCCTTAAAATAAGGGTTTAAAAATTAATTAATATAATATTTATAATAAAAAAATGAAGTCATCACAATTAAAAACGCTAATTAAAGAAGCGGTAAAAGAAGCAATTCAAGAAGAATTGAAAGATATTTTGCTGGAAGCTGTTAAGACTCCTAAAGTTATAACACATACTCCACCACCAGTAATGGAAAATATAACTCCGGTTCCTCCTCAACAACCTCAAATGAGTGCTGAAGAAAAAAGAACGGCATACCAAAATATTTTAGGTGAAACTGGAGCTCAATTTACATCTGCAAATGTTCCTCAATCATTCACTCCACCACAAGGAGGAAGTTTTGATACTAGTAATGGAACACTACCAGCTGGTGAAGTTGATATGTCAATGATAGCAGGTTTAATGAAAAAATAATGGCCAGAATAATTCAGAGTAAATACCCGATAGATTCAGTTGCTAGAAAAGCAATAGGGTTTTCTCTTCCTTTTAATGGTCCCGCAGTTTTCAACCCAACATTTACAACAAGGGCTCAAATAAAGTCAAATTTAATTAATTATTTATTGACTAATAGGGGAGAAAGAGTATTTAATCCTAATTTTGGAGCTGATTTAAGGAATTTATTATTTGAAAATATAATAGATAGTACTACAGATGAATTAAAAGAAAGAATACAAAATGATATTTCTATATACTTCCCACAAGTTGTTGTTGCTGAAATAACATTTAATAACCAAGAAGATAATAATACAATTAATTTTACATTAATATATGATATTGTAAATTTTGGTATAACCGATGAAATAAATATACAACTACAATAATGGCTGATTTAAAAAGAGACATAAGATATATTGATAGGGATTTTAACCAATTTAGAAATGCTTTAATTAATTATTCTAAAACATATTTTCCTGACACATTTAATGATTTTACTGATACATCCACAGGAATGCTGTTTATGGAAATGGCTTCTTATGTAGGTGATGTTTTATCATTTTATTTAGATAATCAAATACAAGAAACATTTATACAAAAAGCAAGACAACAAGAAAATTTATATCAAATGGCTTACTTATTAGGATATACTCCTAAAGTTACAACAGTAGCTAGTGTTGATATAGATTTCTACCAACAGGTACCAGCAATACAGGTAAGTGGAGAATACCAACCTGATTTTAATTATGCTATGATTATACCTGCTAATACACAGATAACTTCTAATGTAGATAGTACACAAAAATTCCTAATAGAGGATGTAATAGATTTCTCTTCATCAGGATCTTTAGACCCAACAACAATATCTGTTTACCAAATATCAGGTACAGACCCAACATATTATTTATTAAAAAAGACAAGAAAAGCAATATCGGCAACAATTCAAACTGTTAATCTTACATTTAATGCAGCCGTAAGATTCGATACAAGAACAATTAAAGCATCTAATATTATAAGCGTATTAGACGTAAAAGACTCAGATGATAATACTTGGTATGAAGTACCAAATATGGCGCAAGAAAACGTATTTAATTCGATTAGAAACACAAATACTAATGACCCTACATATAATTTAGAAGTAGATGCTCCTTATTTACTTCAATTAAAACAAGTTCAAAGAAGATTTGTAACTAGATTTTTAGACTCAGGTTCTTTACAACTCCAATTTGGAGCAGGTTCAACTAAATCAAATGATGAGGACATAGTACCTAATCCTGATAATGTAGGTTTAGGTTTACCATTTGAAAGAACACAATTAACAACAGCATTTTCCCCTCTTAATTTTATATTTACAAATACTTATGGTATAGCACCATATAATACTACTCTAACAGTAAGATACTTAACAGGTGGTGGTACATCAGCAAACGTAGACTCAGGAACATTAACAGTATTAGATGATACTAATTTTACATTTATAAACCCTAATTTAGCAGACACATCTTTAGCTAATCAAATATTTGCTTCTGTATCATCTAATAATGTTTTAGCTGCAGATGGAGGTCAAGATGGAGATACCATTGAAGAATTAAGATTAAATGCTGTAGGTAACTTCCAAAACCAATTAAGAGCAGTAACTAAAGAAGATTACTTAGTTAGAACACTATCAATGCCTTCTAATTTAGGAACTATAGCAAAAGCATATGCTGTTCCTTGTAAAATAGAAGACTACCAACCAGGTGAACTACCAACGATTTTAGATTTATATGTTTTAACATATGATACTAATGGAAATTTAAGAACAGCATCCACATTAATTAAAAGAAATTTACAAACATACTTAGCTGAATATAGAATGATTAATGATTCTATTAAGATTAAAGATGCTTTTATTATTAATATAGAAGTAGTATTTGATATAATTGTATTACCTAATTATAATAATAGTGAAACTATTACTAAATGTATTGATTCCTTAACAAATTATTTTAACATAGATAATTGGCAATTAAATCAACCTATAATATATTCAAATTTATTTGTTTTATTAGATAAAGTAGAAGGAGTTCAAACTGTTAAAAATATTCAAGTTAATAACTTAGTAGGAGAAGGATTAGGTTATAGTGATTATGCTTATGATATAGCAGGGGCTACAATTGATGGTGTTATTTATCCATCAATAGATCCTATGATATTTGAAGTTAAATTTGAAAATACAGATATTAAAGGTAGAGTAGTACCATTATAAAATTTAAATTATGCCAACAGGAAATAATACAATACCAAATATAAAACCTCTTTTAACTAAAGAAGATGGAACAAGGGAAGTAAAATCATTAACAAATAGTTTTAACCAAACTAATTTAGATTTAGAAAATAAATCACCATTAGGAGGTCCAATTAATACTGATCCTGTTACTATAAATGGTGTTGAGTATGGTGGGTTTACAACTAAATACTCTCCAACAGAACCTTACATACAAGAAGGAAATCAAAAATCAGCCTTAGTATCAGTAGATCAAGGGGGAGATGTTACAGATTTAGGAACATTAAAAGTAACAGCATTAGATGTAGCTTCAAATGAAGCTGGAGTAAAACAAGGTGCCACAGGTGGACCAAATAGAATAGCTCCTAATCAATTTAATACAGTTGGGAGTGATGGTACATACCAATTAACACAATACCCATCAACAAGAAATAACTTTACTCCACTACCAAGCAATGGAACACCTTTAAAAGATTTAGAAGGTAAGGATGTTCCAAACCAAGAACTACAATCTTATTCTTCTACTAATACTTATTTAGATAGTGTAGTTAAATTTAAAGATGAAAATAACAATAAAATTTAAAACATGGCAGTATATAAATTATTCCCAGAAAAAGATGCTACAATGTATACTGAGCTACCTAATAAAAATACAGGTAGGGATGAACTTTTAGAAGCATCAACATATTTAAAAAAAGGTAACCCTGAAGTTAGTAGATATTTAGTAAAATTTTCTACAAGCGAAATTTCAGATATAATAACAACAAAAATAGGAACAGGCAATTCAGAATGGTCTGCGTATTTAAGAAATTTTCATGCTGTAGTTACAGGATTAAATTTAGACCAACAATTAGAATTTTATCCAGCAGCTGGAGCTTGGGCTATGGGAAGTGGAAGATGGTTAGACACTCCTCAAGTTACAAATGGTGTTAGTTGGTATTTTTTAAACTACTCAGGTTCATCAGCTGAAGGAGCTATTTTATGGCCTACAAGTGGTTTTCCTACATATGTAACAGCTTCATGGTCTGGAAGTGTTAGTAATATTTCAGCAGGTGGAGGTAATTGGTATACAGGTTCAAACATTACAAGTACAGGTTTAGATCCAGTTACACAATCACAAACATTTACATATTCAGATACTAAAGATGTAATTGTAGATGTAAAAAATACAGTAGAAACTTGGTATAGTTATTCATTAAATTCTGCAGAAGGATTTGCTAATGAAGGATTTTTAGTTAAAAATACATCTTCTGTTGAATGGACACCATCAGCAAATACATCAACAATTTTTAAATATTTTTCAATAGATACTAATACTATATATCCTCCTCAATTAGAATTTAGATGGAATGATTATACATTTAATACCGGTTCATCAACTAATAAAATATTACCTCAAATTGAAAGTTTTATTTCAGTATTTAATAATCAAGGAACTTATTATTCACAAAGTGTTCCAAGACTAAGGTTTGCGGCTATGCCAAAATACCCAGATAGAACGTTTTTAACAGCATCTTTATATTCAACTAATTTTTATCTTCCAGAATCTCAATCTTTATATGCTATAAAAGACACTGAAACTAATGAGTTTGTGATTGATTTTGATAATGATTACACAAGGATTAGTGCTGATGCAACATCTAGTTTTTTTGATTTATATATGAATGGTTTAGAACCTGAAAGATATTATACAATTTTAGTAAAAACATCAGTAGGTGGGGTTGTAAAAGTTTTCGATGAAAATATAATGTTTAAAGTAGCTAAAGGATAAAAATGAGCACTTATAAAAATATAAACTTAAAAAGAACAGTTTTTGATAAAACAAAGTTTAATGAAACTATTGATACTAGTTTTACTCAACTTAAAGATGTAATAGATCCATCTTTTTTTGACTTGAACTTGGCTACATTAGATGACTTTTGGAGCTTATATGAGAAGTTATTTTATGTAATACCAAAAGAAGGAGATATAAATTCACATCAATATTTAGCTCAAACTAGTGGTGAATATGCTGATTATAACCCTCAACAAGAAGAAATAGAAGCATTATTAGAAGAAATTGCAGAATTGAGAGAAGAAAATTTAGAAGTTAGACAACAATTAGCTGATGTAATAATAGCATCAGCACCTTCAGATGGGGCAACAACCTCAGTAGTACAAGCAGCAAACGCAGCCGGAACTCAAGCAGCAATAAATTCATCTAGTAGCCCTGCAGCAGCTGTAACAGCAGCTAATTCTTCTCCTCCTAGTGGTGGGGGTGGATCAGGTCCAAATTTACAAAATGTTAATTTATAAAAAATATGGCTTATAATTCAGACATAGAAAATTCAAGTGAAAACTTACCTTCATCAGGTTCGAGATTTGCTAATCCAGACAGACCAGAGAAATTCGCAGCAGCTCCTAGAAAAATAAAAAGAAATGAGGAAAAAGAAACATTTGAGTATGAGTCTTTAGAAAAAGAAGTTAACGAAATTAATGAAGATGTTGTAACTAAAGAAGGAGTTAAAATTATTCCTAATCCAGTTAAACGAAAGCCACCAACCCCAATTAATGAAATTCTTCCAATTAGTGCATCATGTGTACCAATTAATCCTAACACCTTATCTGATGATGGTTATGAACTTCAAGACCAAGAAATTATTCCTCAAGAAAATATTACAGGTTCATTTCAAGTAGATAATAATGTAGTAGAACTTTTTACATATGATGCTGATAAAAATTTAAGTAGTGTAAATTATAATTTTGTAGGTTGGACTATTGGGGAAAATAGTGATAGTACTTTATTAACTGGGTCTTATGTTAATGAAGCAGGTGAAGAAGTAATAGTAAATAACCCCCCAACCTCATCAGTTACAGACGCTATAGAATTAAACCCACCATTAGATGCTTTTAATTTAGGATTTGATACAGGGCAAGTATTTACAGCTTATAATTTTATTAATTATGAGTTAGGATCAAATATAGAAAATACATTTTACATTGCAGAAATATCTGGAGATAGGACAGAAATAGCAATAAAATCTAATTTCATCTCAGCTTCAGCTATAGTAAATGGGTATAATAATTTATCATCTTCACTAGCATCTTCTGAATTTGCAGATGAATTTTATATTAGTTTATTTAATAATGAATATCAAATTGGAGTTAATGTATCAACTCCTGATGAAACCATAGGAAATGATCCTACAATATTAATTAAACTATATGATGCTTTACCATCACAATTTAATGTAAAAGATGAATTATATGTTGCAACTAAAGTAGGAGAAAGTGTAGCATATAAAGTAAATTTTCCGGAAGCAATACAATCATTAGGTGATGGAGTTTGTTCACTTGGTCCTCAATATACAACACAAGAAGAATGTGTAGCAGCTGGAGGAATATGGACATTTATTAATGCAAATTATATTAAAGGTCCTAATATTAATATATCTTTACAAGATTTAGTTAATAATTCAACTACATTACAATCTAAAGAAGATTTATTAAATACAACATCAACATCATCATTAAATAATGTTAAAAACATTTTAAATCAAACTGGTATAGCTATTACCCCTGATTATTCTTATGATACCTTTAATGAATTTGTTAATTTTTCATCGGCAAAAGAAAGAATAAATAATTTTTATGAAAAAGTATCACAAATACAATCATATGAAGCTGATATTGAGGCAATACAAACTACAGTAGCAGGTAACCCTAATGTAAGTGCTATATCACAAAGTTTAGCTAGTTTGCAAACTAATGTATCTAACCTTATTGAAAATTTTGATGGGTATGAAACTTATTTATATTATAATACTTCATCTTTATACGCATACCCAAAAACAGGTTCAACTTATCCCTTTGAATTATTACCAACAAATAGTACTACAGTATTAAATTGGTTAGGTAGTGATCAAGAATTAAATGCATATTATGGTGGAATTATTAATTCTGCATCTTTATATGATGAAAATAACCAAAATTGGTTATATTATACAATTCCAGATTACATATTAGATAATAGTGAAAATGTAGATTATATAACTTTTTGTAATATGGTTGGTCAATCATTTGATGAAGTTTGGCTTTATACAAAAGCATTAAGTGAAAGATATAATACAACAAATGACCCGGACTCAGGATTACCTTTAGGTTTAGCAGCTGATGCTATTAAAGGAATGGGGTTTGAAACGTTTGGAAATAATTATGATAACCAAGATAATTTTATTGGGTTAGCAGGAGCAGATGCTGGTATGTACACACCTCCTACAGGAAGTGAATTAATTACTAAGTATGTAGCTATTAATAATGGACAAATAATAAATTATTGGGATCCTGGATACTCATTTGATGATTATGTTGAATCCATTACTGAAGCAGGATTTCCATATGCTATTGATAAAGTAAGTAAAGAAATTTATAAACGTCTTTACCACAATATGGCTTCTCTTACTAAAAGAAAAGGTACAGTATCAGGTTTAAGACAATTAATTAATATATGGGGTATACCAAATACCATTCTTAGAATTAATGAATTTGGTGGTAAAAATAGAGATAATAGTAATGATTATGATTTATGGTATAACAGATTTAGTTATGCTTACACACCAGTAGCAGGTCAATCTTTTGCAAGTTCATCTATAAAAGTACCATGGATGCCTTTAGAGAGAAATGCAATAGCTGATGTAAATGAAGCAGGTGATACTCAGTTTATAGTACCTGATGGAATAGGTATGAGATTTAAAACAACAGGGTTCCCATCTTCAAGTTATGGTGGAACGTTTTTTAGTCAATCTTTATTATCTAAAAAATCAGATGGTAATAAAGCTAGTACTGCAATGGATTTTGGTGTTGGTTTACAATATGATTTACAACCTTCAGGATCCTATAGTGGTTCTAGTTTTAGTGATTATTATGAATATGGAAAATTAACTTTTTGGTTATCTGGATCAGCAGCTGAAGGAGGAGTAACTTCATCAACACCTATATACTTACCTTTTTATAATAAAGGATGGTGGACAATTTTATTACAAAGAGATACACACGTAAGCCAAAGTAATAATACATCATTAACAACATATACTTTATATGCTGGAAATAATCAATATAATGGTGCTGATGGTAATATTATAGGATGGACAGGATCATCCTCAATTACTATATCAGGTGCAACTTCTTCATCATTAAATGAATCATGGAATGCATTTGGAACTACTACAGATGATGGAATTTATGTAGGTGGTTTTATATCTGGATCACAAGTTGGGACTCAAATAATACAAGGACCAGGAAAAATATTTTCAGGTTCACTTCAAGAATTTAGATATTACTCACATGCAATAAGTGAATCTGTATTTTTTGACTTTGTAATGAATCCTGAATCAGTTGAAGGGAATCAAATAACAGGATCACAATCTTCTTTTGATATAGTAAACTTTAGAGCACCATTAGGAAATGAATTAGAGTATTTATACACTTCATCTGGAAGTAATTTATATAAATTAGAAATATCTTCATCCCACCCTGCAATAACGGGTTCATCATTTCCAGTATATACTCAATCATTTGTAAACCCAGCTAATTTAGCTACAACATCAAGTTATGAATTTATTGTATATGATAATTTAAGCACAAGAACTTATAGCAAACCTAACTATGAGGTTTATCAACTAGATCAACCAGCAATTGGAATTAGAAATAGAGTTGATAATAAAATACAAGTTACTGATGGAGACGCTTATGGTAAAGTTTTATCAACTCAGATAAGTATAGATCAAGATTATTTAATAAGTCAAAGTTATACTGAGGATACTACAGATTTAGAAGTAGGTTTTTCACCCCAAGATGAAGTAAATGATGATATTATAGCAACCTTTGGTTATGGAGCTATATCATCAGTAATTGCAGATCCAAGATTTGTAACATCATCTCTTACATATTATCCAGGATTAAGAAACATTGCTAAAGATTATTTTAAAAAATACACAGAAGGTAGTGTTTGGGATTATTTAAGGTTAATAAAATATTTTGATAATTCACTATTTAAAGCGATTAAATCATATGTCCCAGCTCGTACTAGTGTAACTACAGGTGTTATAATTAAACAACATATGTTGGAACGTAATCGTATTCCAACACCAACAATTGACCCAAGAACTAAAGTAGCTTATTTTGTAACAGGCTCACCAACTACACAATCAACAGACACAGGAGCTTTATATGGAACAGGAGTATATGGAACAGGATTGTATGGGTTAAATGGTTTAGACTCAGCATCATGGGCTCCAAATTCATTTAATAATCCTATATTTAAAAAGAATTTAGTATATGATGTTGAAATTCCTGTTATAACATTAGATGGTGGTACATCAGGACAAAAAATAGATTCATTTACAGCAGGTCCTGGATTTGAAACAACATTATACACAACAAATACAACGGCATCACTTAATAAATTAGTACAAACAGGATCTTTATATTATAGCTCTTCAGTTCCCCAACTATATGCATTTCCATCAGCATCATTATTTTCAAACCCAGCTGGAGCTTATCAAACAGGTAGTGCTATTTATTTTAGAGGTGATTCAGGAAGCTTTGCTAGTACTTCTACTGGGGTTAGAATGGAAACTGAAAGAACAGTTAAAAGTGCATTTAGTTTAAGACTCAAAAACAATTTAGGTCCTACTATTTCAACAACAATTAAAGCTGTTTCCGATAAAAGAGGTGTAATATTTGAAGAAAGCTATCTATTTTCAGATGCAGTTGAAAAAGTAAGTACAGATTTAAATTCCAGTGGTAATACTCCAATGGATGGTGGGTATGTTACTATACATCCTGGTGAAAGAATAGCATGGAGTCTTTCACGATCTGCTGGTTCTAGTAATGCAATATTAGGGGTAGTATTTAGATATGGTGATTTACCTGGTGGTGATCATAATGGTTTATCTATATCAAGTTCAATTCAATCTTTACCATTTCCAAATAATGGTGAGCCAATGTCACAACAAGGTTATTTTACAACTATAGAAACAATTTCAGGCAGTATTGTAGAATTTGATAAAGACCAAAGAGAATTTTATAATGGAGAGTATAGTGGTAGTGAATTTAAAGCAACAACCCAATCATTATTAAATAACCCATTTGCTTTAGCACCAACTCCGGATACTTCATATCATATGAAATTATTTCCAAATGTGTATAACGGAACAGCAACTTATTTAGATAATGGTAATTATGGTAATACTACAGGATCTGCTTTAGCTGAAGTTTGTTGGATTTTAAAAT